GACATGAAGACCTCAGGTTGGCGTGAAGAGTTGGCCGACCATGTGATGTCAAAGTTAGAAGCTCGTAACCCAGGTGGCTTCAGAGATCCGCGTGTGGAGCCCCTAGATGCTGACCGTGGTCCAGAATCGAATCCCACAGCCGGTGGCACCCGCTACAATGTCAAAGTTCGTGCTCCTGGCAACACAGTAAAGAAGTAAATAGCACCCGCAAGGGTTTGTAGTATAGTATAGACAATAAGGAAAAGCAATGAGCAAGAAACCCACCACCCCTCGACCTGAGGAACTAAATCCTTGGGACAACGCCGCAGAGGAATACACTGAACAACTGGCCCAAGAAATTGTGGCCACCGAGCCAGTTAAACCCGAGCCTGCACCCCGCCCCCAAATCGAGTTTGATCTAGAAGGTCTCATGACCGACTTTCCCACAGCTCGTGACCTGGAACGCTTTGTGTATGACCAAACAGGTCATGTGCTGAATCTTAAAGGCCGTGCCAACAAGTTAAAGTATCAGGTCGCAATGGATGTGCTCAATGGTGAACCAGTAGATCCTGTGTTCCTGGGCACAGACAATCCTTACCTGGACAAGGCCGAATTGGTGCCAGTGGATGACCTTAAACCCGTTCCGCCTCGCAGTGCCGAACTGCCTCCGCCCGATGATCTACAGAATCTATTTGTGAGTCGCTTTATTCCACACCCAGATCCAGAATATCGCAGCCGTGGCAAAAAGGTCGACTGTTTATTCAAGAAATATCGCAATGGCATGATCTCATATGAAATCTTGGGTCCGCTAGAACAACAACCACACGGTGAAAAGATCGACAAGTTTGGTCGTATCCGTCCCGAAATCATTCGATGGGTTGATCCCAGAACCGGTGAACAGGTAGTGGTGCGCAGAGATGGCACACTCACGCCCATTGGTCGTAACCTGCGTGCTCTCATGCAGAAGATGGGTGTCAACAATTCGAACCAATGGCAGGTCTGGATTGATCGTGAGTTTGTGAATCTGGAAGGTGGTAGCCTGCGCAATCCTTGGGATTTAGGTAACGAAGAATGACACCGGATCACGAAGCGCGTGATCGTATGATCGGTGCGGCCCGTCAACAGCTGGAAGTTCGTCGGGCCGAAGAAACCCTAATTGTGCAAAAGGTCAACGCGGCACATAGAGAAGCCTTTCACGCCAAGTTTCCTGGACAGATTGAACACTGCATGCGCCTGGTGGCCGAACGGCTACAGACAGGCCTACGCAAGGATCAACCTGTGCCCTTGACCGAAGAGCAGATAGAAAATCTTGCTCATGCCCTGGCCCACCTTTATCAAATACATCAGTCCCTAGAGGCCTAACCCATGTTGGACAGCAGTCTACTCATGCGTCGAGCCATGCGGTGGTGCCTGGATCAGCATGACCTGACACAGGAAAGCTACCGGCAAATGGACACTCAAACCCAACAGGCCTTTGAATCCTGGGTCATAGCCACGGCCGATGACATGCAGTATAACCAACTCAAATACTTTAGACCATTTGAACATCAAAGGAGATTCTTTGCGACACATCTTAGCCCGCGTAGAGGCATACTTGCAGCGAACCGGATTGGCAAAACGGTATCCACATGCTACGAAACAGCTATGCACCTTACTGGTCAGTATCCTGATTGGTGGTGTGGTCATAGGTTTGATCAGCCCATTACAGCCATGGTTGCCGGTGAAGGCTGGAGCCAAGTCGCCATGGTTCTACAAAATGAACTACTAGGCACACAGGATGTAAAAATTCGCGAACAGCTGGGCACCGGAGCCATACCTAGAAGCTGTATCGTAACAGATACCATGCGGTCCGACGGTGCCAACTGTATGGGTGTAGAAATCCTACATCCGCGTGGCAAGAGCTATCTCCTGTTTGCCAACTACACACAGGAAGTGCGTCAGATGCAGGGTTTCAAACTGAACCTGGCTGTATTTGATGAACAACCACCAGATGATTTCTTTAGTGAAATTGTGACCAGAACCGCAACTACACAGGGCAAGATTCTATGTTCGTTTACACCCCTAAAAGGACTCAACGGCTTGGTAAGCAAGTTCTGGAATAGAGAAGATGGTTACGATTTTATCCGTGTGGCCTGGAGCGATGTGCCTGAATATGATCCCTGGGGTGAACCATTCTTGTTGGCCGAAACTCGAGCACAGTTAGAACGCGATTACCTACCACACGAGCGTGAAGCTCGTATTGCAGGTAAACCTGTAATGGGACAAGGCGCTGTGTTCCAAATTCGTTCGTGGCCCACCTATGCCACCGGCGACTACAATTTTAGAGAAATGAACAACATTTACCGAATCATAGCCTTAGACCTGGGCTTGGTCAACGACAAGACTGTGATCAGCCTAATGTATTGGAATCCTGTGGAGCGTGAAGCCTGGTTGCATCGCCAGATCTGTGTGACCGGCTTGGAAGAAGCCAATCCTACCAACTATATCAATCATTTAATGCGACCCGAAGTGTTTGGCACACCCATTGTGCTACCGCCCGATGCTGGCACAGCAGGCCGCTACACCATGAGTGCTCTCAGCATACGACAGTTATTCGAGCAATACGAACTCAATGTATGGCCTCGACCCATAATGAATCCACCGGATGATCAAGGCAGGACCACCAATCACAAGGCCTTCGGCATCAATATCATGCGTCAAATGTTGGAAGCCGGCACCTTGCATGTGAATGAAAACTGTCAGGATTTCCTGCGTGAAGCGCAAAACTACTATGTGGATCCACAGGGTCGATTCAGTGATCCTGATGACTGCATTGATTCGGCACGCTATGCCTTGTTGGGTTGTCTCAATGACATAGCCGAACCTTGGGACAATAGAACACCTCAACAGCGCCTGGCTAGCTATAGAGACCAGGTGCGCAAACCTGAGCCTAAATCCAGCGAATGGAAGCGGGTCTTTGATCCCAACAACTAAATATACAATACACAAAGGTTACATAAATGCTGAACATACGCAACAAGGTCGTAAGCCAATTAAACACTACAAATGCTCAAATGAGCCGTTTTGTCAAGTTGAAGAATCAGCTGGATACCAAAATGGCCAGCTACCTGCGTTATCTCGGAACAAAAAATGCAGTCAACCGTGCCAGTGATTATCACTATCTCATGCTGGCAGTTTGGGATTCAACAGCACCGGTAAACGGCATTGACTATATTCACCCTGTGGTAAAACCCGCAGTGGACTATGTGACTGCTGTGATCAACAAGGGTCTAGCACCCAATGGTGAAATCAACTTTGATTTTGTGCCCGATACCGACGAAGACGATACAGCCGCCCGACAGGCTACTGAAATGGTCAGCAGAATTATAAATCAAGAAAACGATCCACACTTTATTTTACAGCGTTGGATTATGGATGCCTGCCTACACAAAAATGGCATGTTGATGATTCTGCCGGTGCGTGAACAAGTAGTGCGCTATGTGGAAATACAAGGCACCACAGATCAGCTCAAGGCTTTTGAACAACAGGCCATAGATGGTGGCCTAACACCCTTGCGTCAAAGTCGTCGTCGTGTGCGTGTGGACCTGGAGCAGGTCATGCGAGAAACACAACAATTTGTGCAAGGCCTGCCGGCTGCACAGCACGAAGAAATTCTTAATACACGACTCAACAATGCTCAAGCCAAAACTACAGACCTGGATGCCGAAGATGAAACTCCTGACAGCATAGAATTAACACAGGGTGATGATGCCATACAGGACAGCATCAACAGAAATACCATTTACGCAGCCAAATACAAGCTGACTGGTTTTAGTTTAAAAATCAAATTCCGTAACATTGCACAACACTACTGGATCTGCGATCCCACTGTGCAAGAAATGAAAGACCAAGTGTTCTGTGGATTTTACGATCCCATGAGCATACAAGAAGCTGTGCAGTTGTATCCACAACTGCAGGATCACATGGAGGAATTCCGTGAATATGCTGAATACAATCAAAACGGTGCATACCAAGCTGGGTCAGTGCTTAACAATCTCGCTATACATGCTCGCGACAGTGTTCCTGTCATGGGCATTCCTGTGGAGTCTGGCGTTGGTGCTGATCCAGATTCAAGACAAGTCAGTATTGTTACTGTCTGGGACCGCTACGACATCGACGGCGACGGCGAACTTGAACTGTGTGAAATTGTTTTTAGCGGGCAGTTTATCCTGTCAGCCAAAGAAGTAGAGTTTGTTCCGGTGGCCAACATGTGCCCCAAACCACTTCCGGGCAACTTCTACGGCATGAGCGTGGCTGAATCGGTAGTGCCAGCACAAGAATACTGCACAGCGGCTAGCCGTGCTGAAATCATGCTGGGCCTACAAACAGCAACTCCAAGACTGGGTGTCAAACCCGACCGTGTGGACTTTGAAATGTTGCAGGATGGCGAAGCGGCCATATTTGTTTTGGATACCAAATTTGATCCTGCAACCGATGTGTATCCTATGCCCATGCCATCAGGCAACTTACAGTTTATCGACAATGCCATGAGCCGCATGCAACAGGACACACAGGCCCTGATTGGCATGACACAGCCCGGAGATGTATTCAATCCCGAAGTGATGGCCAGTGGCAATTCGGGCGAAAAGCTACAGATGGCCTTGGGTCCCAATCAGATCATACAGGACAATGCTGTGCGCAATGCTGCCGATGGACTCAAAGAAGCCATTTGGTTGGTCTGGCGCACACTTATACAGTATGGTGATGACTACGGTGTCAAAAAATTGGCACAGATGTTCCATCCAGATCACAAACCCGAATTTCTAGATTACAAGGCCTGGGATGACATGAACTTTTGCGAACGCAAACAGATCCATATTGAATTGGCGTTAGGCATGTTATCGGAAGAAAACCGTGTGGCACGCCAACAGGCCATTATACAGGCACAAACAGGCCTATACAACACAGTGCAGGGCATGGTCATGGCCGGCACCATGACTGAACCCATGTATGCCAAGGTCAAGAAACCCTATGCCGACATACTTTATACTCTGGGCATCAAAGATTGCGATAACTACTTGCCTACAGATGATGAGGTCAAGCAGATGATTGCACAGGCACAACAAGCAAGCGCACACAAACAACCTACTCCGGCCGAGCAAAAAGACTTGGCCACCGCACAACTTACACAGGCCAAAACCAAAGAAGTCATGGCCAACACAGCCGGCACCAGTGCCAAACATCAACTGGATTATATGGCCATGGCCAAGGGTGACGAAAAGGTCTTTAACTAATGATAACACCGGAAGCCATTGAAAGTTTCAACAGTCGCTTGACTGTAAATCTCAACAATATCAAAGAGATGAAACCAGCTGACCAGGATCGAGTAAAAAACCTGGGCAGTCAGGCCGAAGCCCTGCTGAAAAATCGAGAACTGGCTTTTTTTATACATCAATTCAAATTTGAAACCGCAGATGCCCTGACCAGCATTTCGGGTCACACCGCAGATGACAATGCTCGGCGAGTAGCCTTGAGCAATCAGCTGGCCGGCATAGAAGAATTCATTAAATCACTGCAGAGGGCAGTGTATATGAAAAACAGGGTGGTAACTCTACAACAGGAGCCCGCCTCTAAACCTAAGGAAGACACTAATGTCCGAA